AGGTAAGGCTGCAGAGGCAGACCTAATGATCATGATCTCTAAGAACCCTACGGTTGAGGGACAAGAAGAAGAAGACAACCAGCGCCACATCAACGTAGTCAAGAACAAGTTGTCTGGCTGGCACGGTATTGTACACACCGACTTGGAGTACAAGATTGCACGGTACGTATCATGATTGACATATCGGTATTGATAGAGATCGGCTTCAGTATATGCATCGGTCTTGTACTGTGGGATCAGCACAAGCAACGAGAGAGCATGGCGGCAATTCATGTGGCATTACTTGAAATGATCGACAAACACAACCAGCTTGCCGATGTAGTAGTTGAGATTGATGAAGCACTTGAGGAAGTAGAGGAGGCGATACAGTGATTACACAGGAAGACATAGATGCCTTTCGTGATATGACAGAAGATGGAGCGCAGGAGGGTTATGTATACGTAATTACAAACAAGGCTTGGCCTGAGTGGGTCAAGATAGGTAGAGCCATTGATGCAAACGATAGGTTGCGTAGTTATCAAACCAACTCACCCCTTCGTGATTACTGGATTGTGTACTCTGAGTACTTTGATGATGTCAATGCAGCTGAACGCAAAGCACACTTGATTGCAGCACGAATGACTGGTAAACCGTGGAACAAGGTTGATAATGGTGAGTGGTTCAGGCTTACAGAACAACAGGCTAAAGATGTATTGAAGGAGGTGTCCCGTGACTAAGGTTATATTTATATTGATATGGTTTGTCGTTATACCAGAGCAGGGAGTTAGGTACTACCATCTAGGTACATATGAGAATGAAACATTCTGCAAGACTGCATTGAGAGATGCATCCGTTATGGTGAACGACAAGAACGAGACAGTAGAATGCATAGGGGTACAGGTAGATGATTAAAGCAACATACATTGACCACATGGGTACAGACTTGACGGTAGCTAATGCAGCACGGGTATCATTCGGTAAGACAAGTGAGATGGAAGATGATCCTTGGGGGCCACCTAAGCTCAAGAAGAAAGACGATAAGCTGATCCGCTACCTCGCCAAGCACAAGCACATCAGCCCATTCGGTCACTGCTTCGCATCCTTCCACGTTAAGGCTCCGATCTTTGTGGCACGGCAGCTAGTCAAGCATAAGTTCCTGCGCTGGAATGAGATCAGCCGTAGGTATGTGGATAGTGAGCCTGAGTTCCATGAGCCTTCATTGTGGCGTGGACGTAGTGCCGACAAGAAGCAGGGCAGTGAGGGTGTTGTTGATGTGGGTGACTGGGGGGATACTAATTGGGCATGTCTTACCGCATACAAAGATTTACTTGAGCATGGCGTAGCTCCTGAGCAAGCACGTATGGTACTGCCACAAAGCACTATGACTGAGTGGTACTGGTCAGGTAGCCTTGATGCCTTTGCTGATATGTGTAACCTACGTTGCAAGTCTGACACACAGGCAGAGACACGGTTAGTTGCACAACAGATTGACTACAAGATGATTGAGCTATTCCCTGTTTCATGGGATGCATTAACGGATAACGATGATGACTAAACTATATGACTTAGAGCCTATGATTATGGACTGTTGGCATGTGTGTGATGACCTTCAAGTTGTATTCAGACAGATAGGTGATGGTGATCGTGACCCTACACCGGACGAACTTATGAACGCACTGATGGGTATGCAGCAAGTGTACCAATGGAAGTTTGAGCAGTTGTTCAATAAGTATGAGGATGTACTCCGTGACAGACCATGAGTGGCCCTTAGAGGCAGACTTTACAGACGTTAGACCTATGACACCAGAGGAGCGCAAGGCTGCTCAAGAACGTGACGCAAAGAATGGGAAGAGCAATGATAAAGAGTGAATGGAATCGACTAATAAAAGAACGTGAAGACTTTAAGGAGAGTGTATTGGCAGAGCATACAGCAGACATTGTGAATGAACCTAAGCACTACGCACGGTGGGTAATTGAGCCTATCACATACACCATGCGTAATGGCTTTGAGTTCTGGCGGGGTAACATCGTTAAGTACGCCAGCCGTGCAGGCTACAAGATGTATGAGGGTAAGACGCAGGTTGAGAGTGAGATCATTGACCTAGAGAAAGTCATTCGGTATTCACAGATGCGTATCAATCAACTGAACGGAGAGGAGAAACTATGAGTACAGCAACACAGGCAGCAGAAATTAAATTGTACAACGCAATGATTGAGAGCAACCTTAGCGTAACGGAAGCCGTTGAGGCCATGAAAAGATACGCAAACGATAAAGAGTTTGAAGAGGCACTTGACAGGGTGTACAAGAATGATACATTACTAACAGATGAATGGGACGTTTGGTCCTGACAGTAGGAGATTACATGAGACACCTAACACTTGACGTAGAAAACACAACGGTCAAACGCAATGGCAAGTTACACCTTGATCCGTTTGAACCAGAGAATACGTTGGTGATGGTAGGTATGTTAGAAGACAACGGTGTAGAAACCATTGTCACTTTTGATCATGCAGACCATGCACCTACCCCCAATGGTCACCGCATTGTACAAGACGCACTGGATAATACGTCCTTGCTGATAGCACACAACGCACCACACGATCTGTTGTGGCTGTGGGAGTCTGGCTTTACCTACGATGGTAACGTATACGACACCATGCTTGGCGAGTACGTACTGCAGCGAGGGCAGAAGCAACCGCTATCCCTTGATGCTTGTGCAGAACGGTACGAACTTGCAACACAGAAACAAGACACACTAAAGGAGTACTTCAAGAATGGATATTCTACACGTGATATACCTCACGATGAACTGTCGGAGTATTTGTCACACGATCTACATGCAACTCAACAGTTGTACAATACTTTGCAGACGAAGTACGAGGGATGCACCTCCTTAGTGCCAACCATAGAGTTGACTAACCAACTAGCTATACACCTAGCCCGTATCTATCAACGGGGTTTCAAGGTTGATCTGAATGCACTTGACGATGTGCGTAAGGAGTTTGAGAGTGAGCGCAACATGCTCAAGATTGCACTTGAGGAACAGGCTGCAGACCTTATGGGTGACAGACCTATCAACCTCAACAGTCCAGAGCAATTGTCATGGGTAATCTACAGCCGTAAGCCACAAGACAAGAAAGTGTGGGCTGATCTGTTCGATGAACGTATGCCTGACGCAGAGTACAAACGTACAGTCAGTCGGCACAGTGACAAGTTGTACAAGCAGAAAGCACACCAGTGTAGCGTATGCCACGGTAGTGGGCAGATACGTAAGCAGAAGAAAGACGGTACACTTTACGCTAGGACAAACAGGTGCGTCAATTGTGATGCCACTGGTTACATCTTTACGGACAGCAAAACTGCAGTTGCAGGTCTAAAGTTTACACCGCCTAACTCCAAGTGGGTTAGTGCTAACGGGTTTGGTACAGGAAAGGACAACCTAATATTCTTGGAGGGCATTGCAAGATCACGTGGTATGAAGGAGGCAGAGACATTCCTACGTAATGTTCGTAGGCTATCAGCCGTTGAGACATACCTCAGTAGTTTTGTTGAGGGTATCTCCACACACATGAAGCCAGATGGCTTGCTACATGTACGCTTACTACAGCACCGTACAGGTACAGGCCGACTGTCAGGTGCAGACCCCAACATGCAGAACATGCCACGTGGGGGTACATTCCCTGTCAAGAAAGTGTTTGTCTCTCGCTGGGCTGGTGGCAAGATCATGGAAGCCGACTTCGCACAGCTTGAGTTCCGTGTTGCCGCATTCCTGTCACAGGATATGACAGCCATTGACGAGGTAGTCACAGGCTTCGACGTACACAGTTATACTGCACAGGTTATCACTGATGCAGGTCAGCCTATGTCACGTCAAGAAGCCAAGGCACACACATTCGCCCCCTTGTACGGCGCTAGTGGTTTTGGTAGGTCAGAGGCAGAAGCTGCGTACTACAAACAGTTTACTACAAAGTACTCAGGTGTAGCTGATTGGCACAAGCGTCTTGCTACTGAGGCACTCAACACTGGTACGATAACTACACCATCAGGCAGGGAGTTCTCCTTCCCAGATGTAACACGTAGACGGTATGGGGGTGTGACATATTTCACACAGATTAAAAATTATCCTGTACAATCGTTTGCAA